GTATCATCCAATGACGCCGTGTGCAAAATTATACAAAATGCAGGCGATACTACTTTATCTAAATTTCAGACGGCCACGTTCGAAGAAGGGTGGGATAACCGCGCAGGTGCTATCGGTGTTATTGAGAAGATTGTTAAACCGAAAGTGCTATACGATGAGCGTGGTTCACAAATTTCCGAGAGATATTTAAAAGCAAATTCACACTTACCTGTTAGCGCTAGAAGCACTGGAAAATATCATAGGCGCATCGGTTATGTTGGAAACTTACCAAATACGACTTTTGCTCCGTTATCCGGTGTCTCTGACCCGATCGCAACCGGACAAACATCATACGACGCGGCTATGCCAATACCCGTTGAATATACAGAACAGTTTCAACAGCTGGACGTAGAAAATGGTGATTTACATTTTCAAATGGACAATTTTCGATGGCGTATGGGCCGCAAACCGGTGAAAGCCACTACAAACTATTTAGAAAAGTATGATTTGCGGAGCGTTTTACGCACCGCTCAACCAGTGATGCGTGCACGGACTGAGAGAATAACCATGTTGACCTTACAGAAAAGAAATTTTAACGCCTTTCGCAATGTGGCGCCTGTGGACCCGGAAGCACAAGCGCATCATGTTGTGGAATCTGTGTTGGATGTCGCTGGCGTGCCGGATTGGAGAGAACAATGTGCACGTATGCGCGCTGAACCTGTTAGAATTTCTAAAGAGGCGATAGATGATTATCTTATCACACTTGGCTCTGGGAAATGGCACACTTTTGAACAAGAACATTCAACGTCCAATCCAATTTCAATCACTCCAGAGATACTGGCAAAGTATGAATGCATGATTAAAGATGAACCCAAAAATCGGCTAAGTAGAGAATCATTGGGAGAATATCAAATTTTACAGACCGTTATACATCATAAACCGTTTGTAAATATGGTTATGTCGATTTTTCGGGAATTAACTGAGAGATTCATGTCAATTTTAGACCCAAGAGTCTGTATTCAAATCAAGAAAAGCCTCACTGATCTAGAGAACCATTTTGAGGTATATCTTAAAAATGTGAAGAAATTTCACTATTACGAAACGGACTTCGGAAAGTTTGACAAATCGCAATTTCTGGAAACCTATAAAATTGAAGAATATCTGTGGTATTTAACCGGTTTAAATGAATTTATTGCAGCATTATGGCAGCATGGATATACCCAGAAGGAAGTCAATGTTATAGTTTTTGCAATTAAAGTGATTTTATACTATCAAAGGACATCTGGAACTGTCACCACGGGATCAGGTAATGTTGTTGTAAATTTTTTCACTAACGTTTTTTGTATGGAATTGACACGTGATTCGTATTACGCCCTATATTTTGTAGGGGATGATTCAGGAAACGTTTTAAAACACCAAATAGACGCCGACGTGGTTACAAACAATTTGATGTCTCATTTTAATCTGGAAGCGAAAATATTATCTGGTCTGGGCTTATACTTCTGTT